GGTCATCCGGGTCTTTTGAAAGGAAAGTCAATTCCGTTGCAGACGGTGAAAAATCTTCCGGCAAGGCGATGTCGATCACTTCACACCATGGCTTGCCGCCTGTCAACTTGACAATGTCCGCTTGTGCGGTTTCAGATAGCGTTCTCATTCTTCTATTTCCTCTGCGGCATTTGCAAGAATGGTTGAATCTTCGCATTCGTACAGGTCAACCGACAAAGCCCATCTTGCCCGGCCTGTAGCATCGCATGACATTGCTGTGGCCGTGATCTCATCGGAAGCAAAGACGCACAAGACAGCGGTTGATTCACCCGGTGGCGTGAAGTTGAATGCAAGCCCCTGGTAGTTTGAAAAGAACGTGAACAGGGTTTCCTTATCTGCATCAGACAGTTTCGACCAGCCAACAGTAAACCTTTGGCGAACTTTTCCGGCTCGTGGCCTGGTTGAAATGGTGTTGCCCTCAAATTCCGTTCGCCTTGCCGGTTTAATCAACGATTCACGGTATCTGTTGTAATCCGGCGCTTTGATACTCGGCCAGTTTGGTATGCTCATTTTATGCCACTCCTAACGCGGTTTTGAATTGACTTCTTGCGCCTTTGCGGTTACGTGCAAGGGCATCAAGGACAATGTCGATGACCATATTTCCCTGTTCGTCAATTTCCTTGTTTACCGACTTCTTAACTTCCCCGCCGGTATTGTCAATTACATTTACGACGACGCTTGTACCGCCGCCCTGCATGTTGACAGGAATGGAACGTCCGTCAGGCAACGGTACAACCGCTTCGTTGTAGCGTCCTTCGCCAACAAGTCCAAGCGTCGGATGATTGATGATTCCACCACTTGCAAACTTCTGAAAACCGCCCGGAAATACTCCACCGTTTGCGGCAGTCAACGTAACGGCCTGACCTGCTGAAACACCGCCTAACTGCGTTGTCGTCGCGCCGGCGGCAACTCCGCCAATACTTCCAATGCCGCCAAGTGCGCCGAAAATACCGGAAAGCATCCCCCCAACCGCTTTCATGGTCATTGTCGTCGTGATGTATTCCACCAGCATCTTTGCCAGCATATCGGAAAAAGCCTGCAAAATGGACTGCCCAAATGCGGCAAAATAATCCTTTGCTGAATCCAGTTCGCCGCTGAAAAAGTCAAAAAACACATTGGAAACAGTGTTCTGCATAGACCCGAACGTTTCAACCGTCAACGTTCTGATATGCGTGAACGTGCTTGTAACCCCGTCTGCTATGTCCTGCATCCCTGCCATGAATCCGCTTGCAATCGTGTTTTCTTCTGCAAGGCTCGCCATGTATTCAGCCTTTGCCCGTTGAATTTCCATTTCTTCGGAAGTCTGCCGGTAAAGGGCAAGATATTGCGCTTTCAAGCCATTTATGCGTTTCTGCGCCTGAATTTCAGATTCAGAACCTCCGAACAGGTCATTATCCCGTTGCAGGTCTGCAATCTGCTTCTGCATTTCCAAAGATTCCGTCAATTTGCTTTGGATATAGTCCGACCGTTCGCCGCGTCCACCAATCCCTGAATAAACCCCCTGTAAATTATAAACCTTGTCGGAAAGCTTGTCGGCTTCGCCAACAGTTCGGATTCTGCGTTGTTCTGTATAGAACTGTTCAGCAAGTTTCAAAGCATCAAGTTGCTTTTTCTGAACTTGTGCGGTCAAATCTATCTGCGCCTTGCCATAAAGACCAGACATCTTTGCTTTTGATTCCGCAAGTTGCTTTTGCAGTAATGCAAGCTCCTCGTCTTTTGCATCTTTAATCTTCTTTTCCAGTTCAACTTGCAGATTCTTTTCGGTAACGATTCTGCTGTCAATCTCTGACATCACATCCTGCCCGCCAGCCAACTTTGCAATCTTCGCCTTATAATTCGCGTATTCCTTGCTGACCTGTGACAAGGCATATTCAAGACTGTCACCGCCTTTAAGCGTTGCGCTTTCAAGCTGTGCCATCACCGCGTCAAGACCGGCACTGTCCTTTGCCAGCTTTGCAAGGTTTTTCTGATATTCTTTCAGTTCCTTTTCAATGTCATCCGCATCTTTTTGGGATGAACCCGTGCCAACAATGGCGGAAGTGTCAAGTACCGCAGATGCGCCAGCAACATTTCCCAGCCCCCGCCTTGCCTTTTGCCCAGCATCCCAACTGTCAAGCATTTCTGTAATGCCTTTTCCAAAAGCATCTTTGATATTGCTCAACATTCCCAAGAATGACGGGTTTTCCTGCATCCGCGAAAATGCCGCATCGCGTTTTGTGGCCGCTTCGCTTGCCGATTCTGAATAGCTTCCAGCCAGTGCCGCAAGCGTATCATTGCCTTTTGGATTCAGAAATTCACCGACATATTTGGCTAAATCCTGATAGTTTTTACCAATATCACCTTGCCTGCCAGCAATGATGGAAGCAACCTTGTCGCCAATACCAAAGGTTGCTATCCCTCGGAATAGGCTAAGGAATGAAACAATTCCTGTATTTACCGCAAGTTTTATCCCCTCCCAATAAACCTGAAAGCCTGAAAAAATGCGCTCGAAAATCTTATAAATTCCATTGAAAATTTCAACCGCTTTTGCGCCTGCATTCAAAATCGCAGACTGAACGCTATAAAATATCGCCTGTAATGACGGGATCATATTGCGTTCTATGACCTGCCCTATATAGCTTGTAATTTCGCTGATAGTATTGCCTAAAGCAGTTGCCGCTCCTTTTGCAAAAGAAACAAAGGACTGTACCAGATCAGCAAGGTAAGACCGCGCTTCGTTCCAATCATTGCCGCCAGTAGCCTTTACTTGCTGCTCTCTCGTTTGCTGACTTCCTGCCCATGTATTGCCTACCACCAATGCGCCTGTAGCCATAGCAACCGCGCCTACTCCAGTCATTGAAGCCATTGCCGCCGCTTTCAGTAAGCCGAATGCCCTTGCCGCAACAGTAGCCGCAGTAGCAACTGCAAAGAGTTGCGGTGCTGCCTCCATCAGGAACTTTCCAAAGTCTGACCTTGCAAAGTTTCCGAAAAATTCAGCAGTAACTTTCACCGCGTTTGTAAGTTGTTTTACAACTGCTTCGATGCCTTTCAGGAAAGACGAATCGCCAGCATAGAGTTCCGTTGCCATCTTCTGTAAAATACCGGTCAATTCGTCGTAAAGCGGAGAGAATGCCTCCAATGCCCAACTCTGAACCGATGTTTTTACATTGGACAGTGCCTTTTTCAACATCTGTGTAATTGCGCTCTCAATTGGAATATCAGCCAATAAACTGCCCATGTATTCCATCGCTTTTGCACCGTCACCCTGCGAAACAAGACGCTTAATTGTCTGCTGGAAATTTGCATCGCGTTCAATGAACATCTTTGCAACCGTATCGACAGGTCTTGCCGTTCCTTGCAAAATAGCACTCAATTCCTGCGGTACTTGCACATTCTGATTCATTCCGCGTGTTGCAAGGCTAATGCGGTCAACAAGATCAGCAAGCCCCTTTGCCTGCTGCTGTGTCGCTTCAAGCGCCAATCCCTTTGAAGTGAAGATTGCATAAGCGCTCCGCAAATCCTCAAAGGTTGACATGGATTTCATGGACTGAATACGCAATACCTTGAAAAATTCTTCTGCGTGAATAGTGTTTTGCTGAAATACCTTTCCGATCTCTTTTCCTGATCCGCGCATTGTATCGGTCAGCATTACCGCAACAGACATTACATCTGTTTTGTATTCGTCAATCCAGCCCAAAGCGGTTTTGATCCCATATCCAGCGGTAAAGCCGCCGACAATGGCAGTAATCGAACTGCCCAACTGCCCGAACTTGTCAACGGCAGAATCCGCTTCTGTTCCCATTCTACGCAGTAAACGAGTTGCGCCCCTGTCCTCTGCGGAAACAATCAATCTTGTATTCATGTTCGGCATAGTAAAAATTCTCCGTTATGCGGCAACCCATCCACGCCCAGGGATAAACTTTCTCCGGACAAATTTTTCCGTTTCCCGTGCTGCGTCTTTGCTGATATATTGATCCAGCCTTTTTGTAACCTGATCCAATATCCAGCGGGAGCGATTCTGAAAGAATGGAAGTATTACCGGCCTGGGCGGGTTGACGATGGTCTGCTTCCCTGAAAGCCGAATCCCCGCGGCAAAGAACAATCCGCGGACTTTTTTCGTTACCGTTGTTCTGTCGCCTTCCTGAAATCTTGCCCCGATCCTTGCCGCAGACTTTGACAGCCAACCCACATCTGCCCGCATGGATTTGCGCGTATGCTCGTAACCGATAGCCTGTGCCAGCTTACCGCCTGCCGGCCACGTTGTTCCACTCATCCCCCAGGCAAGCCCCTTTCCGCGTGAAAGGAAAGCACGTTGCCCGAAATTGGTTAACCGCTTTGATCCGTCCGGCATTGCTTTTCCGTACCGGTTCCTGCGCTTTTTGAACGCATCCAAAGCCCGGTAACGCTGAACCGGTGAAATGTCCGGGAACTTCTTGCCGCCCGGAGCGTGTTGCAGAAATTCAACCTTCAAGCGGTTCTGCGCCCGGTATCCTCCGTGCCGAATACTCCTGTCCATATAATCGGGATAAAGAATAGCCATCCTGCGAAAAAAACCTCCGGCGTCGCCAAACATTTGGACGACTGTCCCACCACCTTCATAAACCGTATAGCTTCTTCTTGCAGGCATGGCTATTTTGAAACCTTGTTTGTTGAGGACTTCTCGGCCTGTTCGCAGAGGAAATCCATTTCAAGTACTTGCAACCCGGTAAAGTCGTAGTGCGTGACTTCATATTCAAGCGCTTCTGCTGTTTTGAGCACAGCCGGATAATCCAACCCGGCAACCCCACCAAAGCTGTATCGCATTTGCGTACGAATAAGAACCCACAGATTCCATACATAATCCAAATCAGAATCCCGAAAATCCTCAACAGCATGGCGGCATTTGCTGATATGCTGGCATTGATTGCATTCAATACCCTCCGCATCCTTGCACACCCTCCTTGCTGTTGAAGATTCCTGACATTCCAACGCCCTACGACGGTACGTTAGTTTTTTTCCTTGTATTCCCTTGACAGAACCGAAATGCGATTGAGAATCTGCATGTATTCACCAGATTCAATATCATCCATGTATTCCGTGCCTGAAACAATGCAACCGTTCAGGATTGCTTCCTGTTTGTCCTCAAGGGTAAACCGTTCCTCGTCCGTTTTAACGACTCTCATTTCCCGGTTGATCTTCTGGATTTCGTTTGCCTCCTTCCGGGACAATGCCCGGATTTCAACAATGCCTTTTGTCGTGTCGATGTTTTCTCTACTCGGTGCTTTCATGGTTCATTTTCCTTTCTTTTGTGGTTATCGTCAGAACGTCGCGTACGGACTGACCAAGGTGACGGTTGAAGCGCTGCCGGTTGCCGATGAATCCGTCGCATATCCGATTGCGGTGATTTGCTGGCTGATTCCGTTCGGTGAATCCACGCCAGGAGAAGCCATGCTGACTTTGTTTTCGGGAATTTCAATCGTCATGGAACCGATTCCGGCACTGGCAGTAAAGACCAGCTTCAAGGCGACGGTAATGTTTCCCTCTCCAAGTCTGTACCAGTCTGCGTTTTTCAGCAGAACGGTCATGGAAGTGGTAATACCAACCTTGCCTTCGGGAATTTCAGAACGGAATCCGTTGTCACCGATTACTCGCTGATCGCCATCAAGACCCATATCAAAGTCAATGGAAAAAGTCTTTGCTGCGCTGTATTCAACGCCATCCTTGTAAACTTTGCCGGAAAAGGTGTTCAGGCGTTTCAGCGGAATGCCAACCGGATTGACAAACTTTGTTTTGCAGCAAACAGGCTCGCTGGAAGCAACGACCGATTCCGCAACATAAGCCTTTGCAATCGTGAAGGTGGTGGTAGTCGGAGTGCTCGCTACCAGATAGCGCCCGTTGTAGTTCGTCGAACCAGCAATCACAACACAGCCGTTCTCCGCAAGGCCATGAACGGTTGCCGTTGTGATAAGCGATGCTGCTCCACCGCCAGACGTTTCAAACGAGCTGATGACAACCGGCACAACGGAAGCAGCCGGCTTACTGCCCATGATGTCAACAGTAACGACGTTTTCTTGCCCATTGCTGTCCGCGCCAATGGCAAAGCGTGAAGCCATGCAGCCAGTGTACAAAAACATTTCTGCAAGGTCAGTATGAACCTGCTCAATAGTCATGGACGGCTGATCGCGGCCAATCTTGTAAACGTGCGAGTATCCAGTTTTGGAAACATACGCCGTGGTCAGGGTTTCGGCGGTGTATGCATGAGCGAAGGTAATGGTGGTAGAAGTTGCGGCGGTTGCGACAAACTCCCCATTGTAGTTGGTCGTGCCGTAAACGCAGAAGTAATCTCCAGCGGACACACCATGCCCCTCTGCAACCGTCAGCGTCACCTTTCCACCTGTAGCATCAGCAACATCAGAAGCCGCTTTCGCATCAGCAGGAGCAGTTGAAACGGGATTTCCAAAAACGGCTTTCAGGATCAACCCCATCTGATTGAGGTCGTTCGGGACGTTCAGAGAACCGGCGACATCGCCATTGCCATGAAAAGGCTCGGCAGATGAACGGTTTGCAATGATGGTGTCGGAAATATTTGTTTCCCGTGTTGCGGTAATTGTGCTTCCATTGTGCGCCAGAAGCTTGCCGGTAGTCGCGGCGGTGTTGAACACGGATTCAATGCCGATTGCAATTTCGGCGGCAAATCCGCGTGCCTGGTTTAATTGTCTGCTCATTTTTTCATTCCTTTGTTTTTTTTGTTATGGTTTACAAAAACGGGCGTTCCTCGCCAATCGTTTTCTCGAAAAAAATCGTCAGCCCGGCCTTTGCCTGAAACAGACTACTTTGCATCGTTTCTATTTCCTCATCGGTCGTTGAAATTGGACATCCAAAGGAATTAAAGCGCTTGCATAAGGCAGGATAAACAAGGTTTTCGAGCAAATGGCTTACATTGTCAGTACCCTTGTAAATCTGCGTCAAAATGCGGCCTGTAGCGGGGTCAGTCGTTTCCTCTGTTTCTGTATCCGATACGGCAACCCGGACAATGAAAGCGCGGAGAAAACTTGATCTGTCCTGCCCGTTTTCACCGCCAATAGGGGAAAAGGCAATCAGAGGACATTCGCTTTCTTCTGGCGGCATCATCGGGTCAAGATCGTTTCGCACCGATGGAGGCAGGCCGTAAGTCGCATTACACCAGGCCAACAATGCCGCATCCGTTGAAACTGCCAAAACCGCCTCTCGGATGATGTTTGCATAGGTCTGTTTGCTCATTCGGAAATTCTCCTTACGCCTTTTGCCGTTCCCTTGTCCGTGTTCATTATCCGCGTCCCGATCTTTTCGGCAATAATTTCAAAGAAACCGCCCTT